ACTGGATTCGATCCCGGCGGTCCGAGATACGGGAGCACGTAGGAGACGGCGCGATTCACTCCACTTCGTAGCGAAGGCTTGTATTTGTCAATACTCGGACAGTTGATTTTTCAACATCGACCAACTTGAACGCCTTTCGTGGATACCATTGGGTGCGAGCTTACGTGCAGGATTTTATGGCGGAAACCGTGAACGCCCCTGGCTCGATGCCGGTTTGGCGGATTCCATCGCAAGCCGACTGGCACAACGTGAGCGATGCCGTCGAAGACGCCACGGAGTTCTTGCGGACCCACGAAGGCGAAGTGGAATTCGACTTTCAGGGGAACCGCTACAAGGTTCCTTACGGCTGTGACTACTGCGTGATGGTGGGTTCGGTGATGCCGGAACAGCGAGCCCGGTATAGCACTTCAGGCTTGCGGACGCAGCCTTTCTGGATGGGTGGCGATGAGAACATGTTGGCGAGGGATGCCGGCGCGATCTCATTGCGCTCGGTGCAGGATGCTTACGCCTCAGCGATGTTTTCGACTTCTCCAGCAGTCCCGCAGCATGTTATAGACCAAGCCTTGGTAGCGAGTGCCGTAGCCGACAATGCCACGGCTGCGGCTTCGCCCAATGCGGCAATTACACGGCAGCACGCAGAGCAGGCAATGCAGCGTATCAATGAGATCACAAACCAGCGGCTAGCCGACTATGTGTATGGGCCGTCGCCAACCTTCGAGCGGCTGCGCTCCAGAGGTCGCCAGGCTTTCGATGGCGGCGATGTGCTGCGGAACCCAATTCAGTTCGCGTTGCCAGATCCGATTCGCGTGGACCCGCTGGACTTACCCGGCGTGGGGAACACGGGCGCGCCGCAGTGGAATTTCAGTGAAGTGGCACGCTGGCCAACGGCTGCACCGTCAGCCCGTGAACTGGACTTGCAGCGGCGGCTGGATACCGTGCGGGAGTGCCTATCGAGGGGGCCGAATCCGATTGTATTTGGCACCCCAGAGGATGCACGGAGCGCAATGGAAGCGTTGAATTACCCTGCGGCTCCAGTCCAAGACTTGGACTCTTACGTTTACCGCTACGAGTTCGTAAACGGGCAGGCATTGAAAGTGAACGACAAGCTCTCTTGCGGGACGATTCTGGATGCGGCTGCGAGGCCGGTGAGGAAGTTCCGGCTGGTGGAGGAGTAGGTGGGAGTGGGAAGGCGCGGCAGAAAACGTCATCGAACTGGCAGAAGAGGCGGCTGGCTTATTGAAGTCGGAGCCGACACTCTACCGCACTTGGTTCGCACACAGCCGATTCTTAGGATTCCGTGGTACAAGAGATTGTGGAGGTGGGTTATGGGTGGAAACGGAGTCGGAGGAGTATTCGGTGGACCGTTTGATTCGCAAATGATGGCAGAGCCGCCGATGTGGCGCGGAGTCGGTATGACTACGACGGCAACCGATGCACAGTCGTATGCACAAGGCGGGCAGGCTGCGTGGCAGCACGGCCTGGCCGGGACGCTGGGCGGTATCGCCGCAGCCGTTGGCCCTGGCGAAGCCAACTCCTACCAATTTGGTTTCACGGGATGGCAGGAAGGCAGAGGCTACGTTCCGAGAGGCTACGTTCCGATAGAAACAAAACCCGCCCCTGCACCTTCCGAGCCCGGCAAGCCGATCTCCGAGGCTGCGGCTCGGCCAGCTCGTAAAATCAGGATCGTGGAGGAGTAGCGTGTTGTGCCCGGCAACTACATTGAATTCCCTTTCCGAATCATCGAGAAGCGCCGGCGCCGTGGCAGAAAGAAAAACTGCCAGTGTAAAGCGTGTCGGGACAAAACCGCACGCACGGTGATGACGGGAGCGGAGCGGCCGGTTCGTAAAATCCGCGTGGTGAAGCGCTGAAAAGTCAGATCAAAAGTGAGCAAGTGAAGAAAAATAAAAAAGTGCTTGACTCGCTTGCAGTTTCGGGGTAAGGTTCGAGGCGATGAACAACTGGATAGGGCTTGCGAATCTCGTCGTGAATGCAGCGGTTCTGCTAACGCTCATCTTCGTTGTCCTAAAAGAACTCAAGGAGATTAAGATTATGGCAACCGCATCTCAGGCTCTTACCGACCTACAGGCCATGCTAACCGCGCTTGTCGCAGACGTTGCGGCAGCGGTCACGGACATTGCTGACCTGATCGAACAAGTCTCGGCCTTGAATGGCCTTAACCCAACGGCAGTCGAAGCCGTTGTTGCGCAGGGCAACGCGGCTCTGGCCAGCCTTCAGGCTTCGGTCGCCAATGCCAACAACATCCTGAATCCGTCGACGGTGACGATCTCGATCTCACCAACGACTGCTTCTCTGGCGCCGGGCGCAACACAGCAATTCACGGGCACCGTGAGCGGCAACGCGAACACGGCTGTGACGTACAGTTGCTTGACGGGAAGCATCTCGCAGACCGGGCTCTACACCGCTTCGACGACTCCGGGAACCGACACGGTTACGGCTGCAAGTCAGGCGAACCAGGCCAAGGTCGCGACCGCTCTGGTCACGGTCTCGGCTACGGTTGCTCCGACGATCACGGTTTCGATTTCACCGACTAGCGCTGGTCCCGTGGCTCAGGGCTCGACGCAGCTATTCACGGCTTCGGTTACCGGCGATCCGGCGAACGCTGGCGTGACTTGGTCGCTGGCTCCGGTGGCCGTTGGTGTGTCGACCGGAACGATCAACCCGACGACCGGGATCTACGCACCGCCAACCACGCCGGGTGGAACTGACACGGTCATCGCGACCAGCGTCAGCGCTCCGACTGTGACTGCCACCGCAACGGTGACGTTCTAAGCTGATGGTTCTGTTCTCCCAGGGAGACATCTGAAAATGGTGTCTCCCTACTTTTGGAGCAAATTCCGCATGACTGAGCGTTGGGAAATAACGGTTGGAGAGATCGAAGAGGGCGTCAACTGCAAGTTCTTCCGCAACGATTTTCAGGTGTACCGCTTTACGGCTCCGGATATGATTCTCGCAATGCTGGCACTCCCAGAAAAAGTTCGCAAGCTGAGCCAGTTCCCGGTTCGTATCAACAATCGCAAGGACGTGAACGATAACGTATTGGGGCGAGAGATTTATTACCGGGAGATGACTGCTATCGTTGCGGACTTCGACGGCGAGAACGGTAGAGTTCTCATGCGAGCACCATATCCTCGTGGGTTCTTGTCGGAGCCGTGGGTCGATGGGTCCAAGTCTTGGAATCAGGACATCTGGGAAGACCTGCTATCGCCGCACATTCATTGGCACAGAGAGGAATAAAAACCATGAGCAACATCGTCAGTCCGCTGTTCCAGTTCCATAAGCTCAACGAGGCTGGGATCAAGAACGCCCAACTCATAGCCGAATCGTTTGACAGCGTGTTGTGCTACCTGTCGAAAATCTGTCCAGACGGTCGAGAGTTTTCGATCACAAAAACCAAACTGGAAGAGGCTAGCTTCTTCGCCAAGAAAGCCATGGCGATGCGGCCTGAAAATCAGGCATGAAGCAGATCGTCACCGTCTCCCCCTTATCTCCGGCTGAGGTTGCACAGATGGCGGAAGCCGAGAAGAATCTCGGGATCTCCCGGGCGGTGTACGAGGGTCGCCAGCGCGAGTACATGGCCGCGTTGGAAGGGTTGAAGAAGCGCTACGATCCAAAGTTTGCGGAGAATTCAAAGAGTCCGATTTATAAGTATTCGGCTCAGGTGGTCAACAACTGTGTGGTTATCTCCTTGGAGTAGACCGATGCCAGTCCCGCTATGTGAGCCGTGCCTTCGCCGTAGTCGACAGAGTCGGGCGTCACGCAAGGTTGGAGACGAATGGTTCTGCGATACCTGCTGGGTGGGTGGCGGCGCTGAAGAACGGAAGTGTCGGCTGTGTCCGCGGAACATTCGGGAATCGAACCAAACAGAGTACTGCGCACGCTGCCAGCAATCGGGCGCTGCGAAGAAAGACATCAAAAAGCGAGAGGAAAATGAATCAGTACGACCGAGTCCTAACGTGGAACACGAGCCTGGTGGGTTTGCCGTGCCAGCCGACTTCAAGTGAAGAGTGCTTCGCGCTAAACCTTCGCCAGCGGCTTTTGCGGACGTGTGTGGCCTACGGTGGCGTTGGAGTGGCGGCTTCGCAGATCGGCGTGAATCTCCGAGCCGCTCTGGTCAATTACGAAGACCGGACGATTATGTTTATCAATCCGGAGATTACGGAGACATCAGGCGGGTCGCTGTTCTGGGAGGGGTGCTTGAGCCTCCCGCTCTGCACCGGGGGCCGTGCCAAGAACAAGACGTACCAGGGTGGCAAGGTCCATCGGCCTGACAAGATCACCGTGAAGTACCAGAACGACGGCGGCGAAGAGAAGGTCGAAGAGTTTACGGACTACATGGCGCACATCGTTCAACACGAACTCGATCATCTCGACGGCCGATTTTACGTTGAGCATTTGAGCAGTGTGGAGCGGGACATTATCTTCCGTAAGTTCCGGCGATTTCAGCGGTACTTTCAAGTGGTTGAGGAGGTCAAGGTCTAATGTGGACATATCATCAGGCAAGCGGATGTTTGGAAGACGCGGACGGGGTGATTGCCGGAACCGGCTACAGTGGACACGGTCCCGGAGTCAATAATCCGACGCTGCAGAACGATCCAGATGTCGGTCCCATACCGCAAGGTTTTTGGACGATCAGCCCATCGTTTTCGAGTCCAACCAAAGGGCCGGTGGTGATGGACCTGATGCCGAACGCGGCTACAGAAACGTTTGGGCGTAGCGGTTTTATGATGCACGGCGATTCGGTGGAGCACCCGGGCGCGGAAGGGGCAAGTTTGGGTTGCATCATCATGGCGCGGTCGATTCGCCAGGCTGTGGCTGCGAGCGCGGACAAGGAATTGCAGGTGGTGGCATGAGCAAGCCGATTCTAGTTCTCGACTTCGATGGTGTCTGCCACAGCTACACAAGTGGCTGGAAGGGCGCGGACGTGATCTCCGATCCGCCAGTCGAAGGCTTATGGCATTTCCTTAACGATGCCGTCAAGGTCTTCGAGGTCAACATCTTCTCGTCTCGCTCGAATCAGGCCGGAGGGATCGAAGCGATGAAGGTGTGGTTCGCTCATGAAGGCGATGTGGTGCCGGGGATTGTGGCCGAACTTCGCTTTCCAACTGAGAAGCCGCCAGCGATGATCACATTGGATGATCGCGGCATATTGTTTGAGGGGACGTGGCCATCCGTGGAGAAGTTGAAATCTTTTCAACCTTGGTATCTTCGAAAGAAAGGAGGGCCAAACATGCAACCACACCAAGAACGAGTTGTAGCGGAAATGAAGGAGTTGGATGAGAAGATCGTCAAACTTGACACCTTCCGGCATAGTCCGCTTTACGAAACGCTGCCAGATGCAGAGAGAGATCGGCTGACGCGGCAGTACGCCCACATGAAGGATTACTCGAATGTGCTCGCTGAGCGCATCGTTGCGTTCGACGTGCCGCAGTCGTAAATGGGTATCGCTTGTAATTTAGACGAACGGAGCGTATAAAAACCGCATGTCAGTGATCGAGCAAGTCTGCTTAGTCAAGGGACACAACATCCAAAGTCTCATTGCGAAAGACCTCGTGGACCCCATGTTTAAGCTGGTGGTCCATGAGTACGAACGCCGCTGTACTCAGTGCGGCAAGACTCTTACTGAAATCGAAAGATACAAAATCAGTTCTCGCGGGACGGCCCGCCAGAAGAATGGAAAACCGAATGCCCATAGCACCCGAAGTAAAATCGAAGCCGGCGCCGCCGGTGAATCTCACCAAACTCCCGAGCCTAAGCCCGTACCTAGTCCCGAACCTGCTGTGCTCGAACCGAGCGTGCAACCGGCTCCTGACCAATCCTAAGACCGGGATCGACAAGGATACCGGCGAGCAGATTGTCTACTTCCATTGCGACAACTGCCACTACGACGCGATGCTGTCGTTGCAGCACAGCAACGCGAAGTGCGTGAAGGAAGGAACGATCGGACTCAAGAGCAGCCTGACGGAAGGGCTACTGGGCAGCGCGCGGTAATGAACCTTCTCGACCAATTCGGCCGTGTCCTTGATGTTGGTGATTCGGTTGTCCCCAAGGATCCATCCGTGCAAAACTGGGTGATCGCCAACATTGAGGATTCCGGCATTTCTCCCGCTCCCGGCCAACCCCCAGTCGTAAAAGTCATCCTGCGTTGCGAGTTGACTATGGTGTTGCCGAACATGGGTCAGCCGGTGCAGGCGCTCCCCCTTTACTTGATCAAGAAATCGGACACGGAAAAGAAACCGAACTTGGTGGTGATGAACTGATGGGTGGAATTTACGCTATCGTCGCATTCTTTGGTGGCATCTTCCTCTGCGGCGTAGCCGCCTTCTGCTGGTACATCCTCACGGTTCTGAGGGAACTTAAAGCTTCGATCGACCTGCAGGCTAAGACTACGCAAGAGCTTCTGGGCGAGGGTTCCTTCACTCGGATCAGCAAGGCGCTGACGACGTTGAATGGCTCGGTTCCGGATATTCTCAAGGGCATCACGGAATTTGCCGGTGTGATGCGGATGGTTTTCGAGGCGAACCAAGAGGCGAAGCCGCCAGCGAAGGGCGCACCGATTGAGGATTCCGGTTCTGGATTCTACGCGCACAACGATCAGCAGGCCGCGATTAACGAAGTGGCGGAAGAGGCGCGGCGGCAGCGAATCATCATCCCGCCGGAAGACTTTGCGAAGATGCACACGGACGAAGCCACCTAGGAGGTGAGTTATGGAGCAAGCAAGTTTGCGCGATCTAATGGAGTCGAATACACCAAAGACCGACTCCTTCCTTCCGGTCAAGCAGTTCGATGATCTCCTGAAATCGCTCAATCAGAAGAGCCTCGAAACGTGGTCGGTTGGCGGTGCCGTGTGTGCGATTATCTATCGCGTCGAAGGTGGACTCGTACGAATCTATCGCGGCGATCCGCATCGGTGGGGTATGGTGCAACAGCGTCTCGCGCTCGGAACTCTCGGTCTCGATACGATAGCTGATAGCCCTCTGGGCAGCGGCGTGCTGGGCGGGGAAATGGCGAGAGAGTTATTGTCCGAGAGGGCTGGTCTCGATGCTCGCGAGTACGGCCCGCCAAGCAGTCCTCCGGCAGCGGTCGCGATCAACTGTATCCCAGATCAGCAGCGAGAGTGGGCTGCGAAAGCCGAAGCACAAAAGAAAACAAGGCGACCTAACAAAGCCAAGAAGAAAGCGAAGTCCAAGACTCGGACTCGCCGCAAGTCCACCTAACTGCTATTTCCAAAATCCGCAAGGTGTGCCTACAATCTGGTCTATGGTTACCCGCGCAGAGACCAGCCTCGGCTCTCCCAAGCACATCTCCCGGTTCATTCGTTCCAAGGCTGGAAAGACCTACGACGAGATTGCCGCAGAAGACAATATCAGCGTCGAGCAGGTCAAGAAATCTATCCGTACGGTTGAGTTCAAGCAGGGCTTCCATACCAACGAGTATCTAAACGCCGAACTTATCGGCATGATCCTAAAGGCATCCCCTCCCGCGCTCTCTGCTTTGATCGAGGCTTTGAAAGCTGGCAAGAATCGTGAAGCTACAAACGAGCAAGGCGAGAAGTTCACGGTTTTCGAGCCGGATCACGACACGCGGCTGAAGGCTCTTTCGGAGTTCCAGAAGATTGCCGTAGCCGCACAGCCAAAGGCCGGGCACCAGACGAACGTCAAGGTGGGTGTGGGTGTCGGAGTTGGCGTCACCCAGGCGAGCGGCAGCTATGTTGGTATGGAAGACCGCATGCGCGAGCTTCGCCAGAGGATGAAAGACCAGCCTGTGCTCCCCGGAGTTGTTATCCAAACCGCTTCTCTGAAGACCATCGACGCCGAAGTTGAGGACGAGGCTGACGATGAGTAGCCTAACCAGAAAGAATCCCTACCTCAACGAAGCGATTGAGATTTTGGACCAGCATCTTCGGCGCTGCAAGTACGACGTTGCCGTAGCCGCGAACACCCTGAGTCACGTTTACAGCGAGTTCGTCAACGAAGAGTTAATGAAGTGCATGGTGGACCCGCGGTACTACCTTGAAAACTACCACGTCATCAAAACCAAAGACGAAGGGTTCAAGACTCTAAACCCATTCTTCGAAGCACAGGAAATCATCTACTCCGAAATCATGGAACTGCTGGCGGCTGGGAAGCCGGCCAAAGTTTTAATTGACAAGGCGAGACAGCAAGGTAGCTGCTTGGACCCTGAGACTCCGATTCTCACCGACGATCTACGTTGGATCGCGATCGACGAAGCAGAACCGGGACAAGGTCTGGTCTCAGTTGAAGAAGAATTCCGCGGCGGTAGGGGTAAGGGCCGAGAATTAAGACAAGCACACGTTGTGGCCCGAAGGGATGTATTTGAGCCAGCGTTCCGATTGGTAATGAGCAATGGAAGTAGTCTCATAGCGACCGGCCCGCACAGGTTCTTGTCACGAGTTCGAGGTGGCGTGTCGACTATCTGGCGTACCGTAGAAAACATGAAAGCGGGAGATGTGATTCGTCACATCGTTAAGCCGTGGAGTGATCCAACTGTGGAAGACGGTTGGTTTGGTGGATTCACCGATGGTGAGGGTTGTTTACGAGTTAAGCATTGGGGTGGAGTTGAGGTAAGCGTATCGCAACGATTCAATGAAGCATATGAGCGGGCTCTCGCCTACATGCAATCCCGTGGCTACACGTTCCGCGTAGAAGTAGACAACAGGAAGGGCGGAGAAAATAGCAAGTTTGGGAATGAGCCTGTCGCGCGATTGGTCGTCAATCGACTGGGGGAAATATTTAGGCTGATGGGCCAGACTCGCCCCGCTCGCTTCACCGGGAAAACGTGGTGGGAAGGTAAGGACATTCCTGGGCGTACCGGGGAAGGGGAGGCATGGTCGGAAATCGTTGCCATTGAACCACTCGGTAAGAAGCGCATGGTAGACCTACAAACCACGACCAAAACTTATATCGCCAATGGATTCGTATCACACAACAGCACGCTCGCGGAAGGTCTTATCTTCCAACACACCATCTTCAACGAGGCTGTGAATACGCTGATCGTCGCGCAAAACCCAGCGCAGTCGGACTACCTGTTTTCGATGTCGCTGCTGGCGATGGAAAACCTGCCGTGGTGGATGCAGCCGCGAGTCCGGTTCCGGTCGAAGGCGCGGTACTTGGTGCTTGATTCTGACAACCCAGAGATGCGCGGCTTGAACTCCACGATCTACGTGGACGCAGCGAATAAATTAACCGGCGTATCGGTTGGTCGAACCATCCACTGTGCTCACTTGAGCGAACTTTCAGACTGGGATAACGCGGAGATTCTTACGGAACAAATCTTCCCGACGATGTCTGGTAAGAACGTCATCGCCATTCTGGAATCCACGGCTCGCGGTGCGGATGGATTTTGGTACGACTTCTGGACAGAGGCCGTGGAAAGCTGGGGCGAAGAAGACTGGGAGTGGAAGCCGATCTTCGTGGAGTGGTTCCGGTGTAGCGACTACTCGATGCCGAGCGAGAGTAAATTCAACCGCACGGCCGAAGAAGAAAAGATTTGTGACAAAGTTCTGCGCGCTTCCGGATACAACCTTACGGATGAGCAACTGAACTGGCGGCGAATCAAGCGCAAGGAAACAATCAAGATCAAGGGCGACGACACTTCATTCCTGCAGGAGTATCCACTTACATGGCAGGAGTCGTTCCAGGCGAGCGGCTTGTGCGCTTTCCCGAAGTCTCTGCTGTACGAGATCATGAATACGACTTGCTGTGATCCGCTCTGGTATGGCGAGTTGGAATACAGCCATGGGGCAGCACAGGAGTGTAAGCCACATCTTACTTCGACGTTCGACGAGGCGGAGCGCGCAAGGACTGGCAATGTGGTTTACAAGCGCGATCGGTTCATCCCCCCGGCAAAGAAGTACGGTGCGCGCATGAGAGTCTGGGAAATGCCAGAAGCCGGGGAATCGTACTACGTTGCTGGCGATCCGGCTCACGGTTTGGAAGGTGGAGACTTTTCTTGTGCGCAGGTGATTCGTATCGGGCACGGCTCAGAACCGGACGTTCAGGTGTGTGAGTGGAACGGCTGGATCAACCCAACACCGTTCGGGCACGTCTTGGTCGGTTTGGCGAAGTGGTACAACAATGCCGAGCTTTCGGTGGAGATGAACGCGGTCGGGGAGCGGACGTACATCGAAATCTTCCGCATCTTGGAATACCCAAACCTGTTCCGGTGGAAGCACTACGACAAGGTCAAAAACTTCTGGTCGGATTACATGGCGTGGCTGACGACGTCGAAGACCCGTGATCTGATCATCACAAATTTGCGCGAGCGCATCATGGAAAAAACCGTGACGCTCTACAGTCAAGAACTATTGACCCAGATGCTTCACTTCACGGCCGACGAGGATGGATCGAAGTTCCAAGGGCAGGCCAGCAATGATGACCGCGTTATGGCGATGCAGATTTGTTTGTGGTGCGCGCATGACTCGGATTACGGGCGCCAGGCCGCGATGGCTCCGAACACAGGGAGTGAGGCGCACAAGAAGTACTACGTCATCGACGACGTAAACCGGGTGGTATTTACGAGCCAGCAAAAAGACGAAGCCTACGCCGCGGCTTACGTGAAAGGCGAAGCGAGAAATATTAAAGGGGAGATCATTCCAACCCATGCGGTGATGCGGCCGGGCTGGTCCGTGGCACACATGCCAAACAAGAAAGACTTCAACAACAGCGATTTTTCTCCGGTGCACGATAAGGCTGGTCCGCGAGCGCAGATTCATGCGTTCGGAGTTCCGGCTGAGAGTATTCGGTTGGATAACATTCAAGAGTGGGAGATGATGCGAGAATCGCAGGACAGGGACTGGATGACGATCTGATGGAGAAGATCGAAAAAGTCGTCAAGCAAACAGTGACGGACGCCATTGTCGAGGCTATGGGTAATGCTGGCGACATGGAGCATGTGCTGATAATCTCCATTGGTAAGGACGATGTGCCGTCGAAGTTCTTTACCGATAGTGAGCAGACGATAGCCGAAACCCTCTGGATGGTCGAGTGTTTTAAGATGCGCCTCATGGCGCCCGGGGAATAATGGGCGAGGGAATCAAGCGGATCAAAGGCGGCAGCGTTACGGATGCGCTGATCTCCGCCACAGAGCAGGCGGAAGAGATGAAGCACGTTCTGATATTGTACGAAGAGGCTGACGGCGAGCACGCCGGATTCATCGTTGACGACACGTTCGACAAAAAGACCGCGAATTATCTGGTCGACAAGTTCAAAGCTTTCCTCTTCAATGGAATCGAGGGATTCTAGATGCCATCAAACCCAGTTACAGGAATGGAAGCCGCTCCCGTTCAAGATGTCTTCGGGGGCGAGCGCAAGACACCCCACGCGGTTTTCTCCCAGAGCCGCGCTGAAAGCGGTTGGACCCCAACGAATCCAAATGGCAACGTAGCCGTCACGCATCGTCCAAACGATCTGGCTCTTGAGTGCCCAGATTGCGCGATGGCCGGAGAAGCGGGTGTGCGGCTGTTCGCCCGTGAAGGTGTCGGCTACTACTGCATCAAGGGTTCACACGTTTGGAAGGACATCGACGCGCTGCTGGCGCGGAACCCGAAGAAGCTGGAGTATCGCGGCATCGTGGCAAAGCAGGTTGGCTACAAGGAAATCAAAATCTCTGTGCCGGGGAACGTTGCGGATGCTTTCATGACGCGGTTTGGCGAGCGCGGAGCCGCAACGCTGGCCTCGATCATGAATACGCTCAGCGATTCACGGTCGATGATGCTGACCGAATCCGACCTCAAGAACATCGAAGAAAAACTTGGCAAGCCGGTAAACAACGGGACGATGATTGCCGGGGAGTTCTATTCGATGAAGACGCAGTTGGATGAGCAGAAAGCCACGGTCGAGCGGCTGCGAAACAATCTTCAAACGGCGGCGCGTGGCAGCCGAGTCCAAGTATCGGACTCGACGGTAGTGGTGGAGTTGAATGACGACGTGGCCGAGAAGGTCAGACAGGTGGTAGCTGGTCTGGGTGAGCCGTGGACGGTGGAGAGTTACATCGCAGAAGCGGCGCGACTGGGAGCCGAAGGGGGATGGGTATGAGTCAAGCTGTTGCGACACCGAAAATCAACGCTCTAATTGAGGCGCAGCAAGCGCTGCACAAGGCCAATTCTGCTGTAGCTGATCCGTTAACCGTTCTTGCCAATCAGTCGATTGGCGAACTGCTCCCGCGTGAATATCGCGGTGGGATGACAAAATTTACAGGATGGAAGTATGGATTCGGACAGAGTTCAGGATTTGTGGCGCAGGTGATTTGGAGTCCAAGTGAATATGATCGCAAGAGTAAGGGAATGCTCGGCGTCTACGTCAACCTTCCCGGCTTCGAGTGTGGGCATTTTGAGCGAGGAGCTGAGTTTGACATTGGGACTATGCGTATTCAGGGATGGGAGAAAGAAGCCATTCCCGAGCTTTCCGTGGCAGGCGTTAAGTGTCTACTTACATTGGTCGATGCCTATTGCCGGTCCCATGAATTACACAACCTCAAGAAACTAAGTGGACGCGAAGCGATTAAGACGTGGCTGCGATAAATGTCATCCTCCGCACAAACGCCGTTCTTTCCTGAACTTCCGGCCTCCGCTTCGCAGCGGACGGCGGAAGCCGAGTCACAGGCCGATGCCGCGATTCGGTTGTGGTGTGAAGCTGCTTACGAAGAAGCCGAAGCCGATCAGAAATCTTCCGAAGAACTGAAAATGGTTGACAGGTATGTCGAGTACCTGCAAGGCGTCCAGTGGCCCACGGCAAGACCTTCCTACCGGGCGAAGCCGATCGACAACAAGATGTTTGGGCTCTTCCTCGAATTGCTTGGCCTCCTGACCGACATCCGGCCTATTTCCGAAGTGACCTCGGTAAGCCGTGAGAAGCAGTTCATGGATCAGGAAGAGGCGATCAACAAGCGCATGAAGGCGTGGTGGGTGGGGAACAACATCGAGTCAACCTTCGCCATGGGGGTTGTGTACGCGATCTTGACGTCTTCATTTCTCAAGTTGGAGTGGGATCCGCGCGCGCGCCCGATGGGCCGCGGCGAAGTGTGTTTGCGGCCATTGTCTCCGACTTCGGTTTTACCGTTGAAGGCTGGGAACACGCTCCAATCCGCAGAGGCTTTGATCTACGCCGACTGGAAGCCGGTGGGATGGGTGAAAGCGAAGTATCCCGGGAAGGCGCATCTCGTTCGTCCCGACATGGGCGTATCGCAATACTCTGTCGACTCTGGGCCTCCAGGGAATGTAACGCCGCAGTTGTTTAACCTTTTGACTCCGGCCTTCAAGCGGCTGATGACGAAGGACAAGGCGCGTGTGGGGATCAGCGCGTATCCGGAGTGCCGGTATCGGGAATTCTGGATCAAGGACTACACGGTCAACACGTCCAATCAAAAAGTGGTGATGGGCGATGTGGCGAACCCGTGGAGAACTTCCTACGAAGTAAAGCCGATGGAATTGTTCTATCCGCGTGGCCGGCTGATCGTGATGGCGGGCCGGGAGATTGTCGAGGATTGTCCGAACCCGTACTGGCATGGGCAGTTTCCGTTCTCGTTGCTGAGGCTGAATGCCGTTCCGTGGCAGTTGTACGGCATGAGTGATCTTCGCTCATGGGCTGACCTACAGGACATCATCAACACGATCTTGGCGGGCGTGATTGACATGATCAAGAAAGCCGTGAACCCGCCATTCTTCGCGCCGAAGACGGCGTTCTCGGAACAAGTGTGGAACTCGATTGACTTCTCGATGCCGGGCGCGCGTGCGGCCTACAACGCGGTTTCTCCGCAGGGTCCACAGATGTTCAAAACCGGAGAGCTTCCGGGTTACGTCCTTCCAGTGATGCAGCACATCACGCGAGAGATGGACCAGCGCTCGGGTATCGCATCGGTCGGTGAAGCTGTTCGCAAAAAGCAAGTACCTGGCGGCGACACGCTTGACCAGATTCGCCAGTCGCAGCAGGGGCCGATCCGTTACAAGGGCCGGAATATCGAGACTTGCATTTCCGAGCTTGGCCAGCAGATGGTGCCAAATATATTTCAGTTCTATAATCGCGATGAGCGCGTGCGAGTTCCGATGCCGCCGGGTGCACCGACGAACATGATGGACTGGAACGGCGCGTCTATGATTCCGGAGAAGATGCAGCCGGCGGAGTACATCAAGAATTTTGAGTTCACGGTGATCGAGGGATCGTTGCTCGGCATTGAGCGTTTCGAGCAAGCGACGAACCTGATGAAGCTGTACCTCGGCCATGTGATCAGCCGTAAGACGCTCTGCGAGAAACTCGATAAGCTGGGATACATTCACATCGACCCAGACGAGGAAGAGAAGCGACTGGTTCACGAGATGCAGACCGGAACCGCAGCGGCTCCGCCGAAGGGTAAAAAAGGACAGGGGCCAGCGGGCGGTGGAGGGAAGGCGGCGTAATGGGAACGCAACCAATGTCGAACAACGGAGCGTATCTCGTAAACTCTGACGGGAGTGTGCGAATCGCCTTGAAAGGCGCGGCTCTGCGCGCTGTGCAACGCATCGTGGAAGGAAAAGAAAACGGCGAAGTCACGTTGCAATTCAAGGGTGGAGCGAACGCTGGAGTGACGACGCGGACTGTTTACTCCGATTGAACCTGTACGAATGTGCTTGACAGTTAGTTGTTAATTTGTAACAGTTGTCTCGACATCATAGACGGCCCTGATTCTGATTCCCGCGAAAGCGGAAGCGATCTGAAACGGCTTTGAAGAGAAAATCTTCGAGGCCGTTTTTCTTTTTGGAGTGAATGATGCCGTGGCGACCGGAAGATGCAAAACGCCACACGAAGAAAGCGCGGAGCCCGAAAGCAAAAAGGCAATTCGCGCACGTTGCAAATTCGATCTTGCAACGAACCGGTGATGAAGGCCGGGCGATTCGTGGAGCGAATGCAGCGGTAGCGAAGCGCGGCAAGAAAAAGCGGCACGGAAGAAGTTCGAGCCGCTAGTCCCCCGGGATGTAGCACTTGGAATGTCGTACTCGCATTGGGTGGAGGCCCAATCAAAAACCCGCAGCCGGAATTCAAACCGGTTCGCGCGAGAAAGGGGGCAAAAATTCATGCTGGCAATCAACAAGTTCGACATGGCCAACAAGCGCAAGAAGAAAGGCCGCGGCAAGCACGGCCGCTAACCATTAACCGGGTGAGGGCTCTGGTCCTCACCCGTTAACTCTGTTTCGAGGTGAGATTTCATGGCAAAGCGAATGGCGAACACGCCAGCAACGGATGCCCGAGAGGGTCACGGCGATGAATCCTACGTTCCTTCGGTGAGCAAGGGAACGTTCGTCGACGGCGGCGGAACCTACGAGTCGCTGAATCACACGCCGATGAGCGTAAACAAGAAGTCGGGTGGACCCAGTGGATCGGAAGCTGGTGGAGTTTCGAGCGGCCCAGCGTTTGGCCGTAGCTAAGAGAGATCATGCCGCCAACGTTGGACGCAGCACCTCCATTACCGGATAGCGTCAAGAGTCAAATGGGACCACCCGACCCGGGCGCTGGGATGGCTGGCGCCGGAGACATGCTGAAGAAGACGACGGCCTTCGGCGGCGCACCGAACGCGCAAGGCGCATTGAAGGCGCAGGCCGACGCGGTGAAGGCGGTAGTCCAGAAGATGGCGGATGCCGCGAGTGCCGGCAAGACATTTTTCAGCCGCGCGATGCAGTTGATTGATCAGGGCATGGCGGCTGAAGCGCAAGGCGGGCCGGGTAGTGCACCGAACCCGAAGGATTCGATGATGGGTGGCGGCGATGCCACTTCATCCGGTAACAAACCCCCGGGAGCGTTCCCGGGCTAGACCCCGCAGCCGAGGCTCAGCCGGGTAACCGGAAGCTGAGGAAGGGGAACTGAGGAGAAAGATTTTTATGGCACTGTCTGCTGAGCTTGAAGCATTGTGCGCTGAGATCGACAAGGTTGACCCCGCAGCCGGAAAGGCGCAGCGGGAAGCGCTGGAGAAGTTTCCAGCCCTCGCGACAGTGACACAGGAGCAGAGGCTCCGCCAGGCTGACTACGACAAGAAGATGAACGACAGTAAAAAAGAGATCGAGTACGGCAAGACGATGAAGGATTGGGCCGACAAGAACGTCCCCAAGTTCGACGAGATGAAGAACGAGCGCGATACGGCTGTAGCCGCGCAGAGGAAAGCCGACGAGGCGCTGGCCAAGGCGCAGAAAGACCTTGCTGCGAAAGTCGATACGGCCGCTGCCGCAGCCGGTGTTGACCCCGACAAACTGGCCGAAGCGGTTCGTCTGAAGATTGGCGGCGATTACGTCCCGAAAGCAGAGCTTGCGAAGTTGGTGAAAGATGAAGCCAACAAGCTTGTCGACGATGGGTTGAAGACGGCAACCAATAAGTTCTACAACGAAGACGTTCCGCGCCTTTCTGGCCTCAATGCCGCGCTGACCGAGGGTATGAACCGCTTCCATGATGAGTTCGGTGACCACATGGATCCTGAAGCTTACGTGGCTCACCTGGCAACCGGTGGCGACAAGTTCATGACGGACGGCAAGTTCGACCGCAAAAAGGCGTATGACGCTTTCGTTACTCAGCAGCGTTCGGACAAGGGCCGCGCAGCCGAGATCGAGAAAGAAGCGCAGAAGCGCGCGGACAAGATTATGGAAGAGCGCGGCATGGCCGGCGGCTTCCCGGGAACCAGTGGACCTGCTGGACCGATCCAAGTTCGATTGAATGCGAAGAGTGCGGACGACCCACTCTTCGGCGGCAAGATGGCGTTGGGTGATGGCGGCGCAGCAGCGCAGGCCGCAGCCGAACTCCACGCTGAAGGCAAATGATCTTTGAGTAGTGAGCGCTCCGGGAAGGAATAACCTTCCGCAGCCCGTTGAAGCGCTGTCGTACAGGTGACGCGAAAGGGAAGTCGAATAGACGCAGCCCTAGAGCCAGCCGGCAAACGAAAATTTTGCTGTAAAGGATGGCTCGTTTATGGCGCTTACATATGACGATTTGACTTCTAAGACAAACAAGTTCATCGTCCCGCGAATGGTGGACGAAGTCTACAAGTCCTCTCCGCTGTTTACTCGCCTCCGCACCCGCAACATGGAGCGCTTCGAAGGTGGGCAGACCATCCGCCATCCAATCATGTATGCGAAGCTGAAGGGCGGCGCGTTCACGCGCGGCGGATCGTTTGACACGTCGTACGTGCAGACCGATACCGCGCTCGAAGTTCTCGTGAAGTACTACTACGTGAACGTCACCCTTTACGGCGTGGACAACGTTCTGAACCGCGGCGCCGAAGCCGCGATGTCTTTGGTTGAATCGAAGATGGTCAACGCCTCCGCCCGCATGGCCGACCTGTTGGGCGTGGACCTGTTTCTCGACGGCCAGGGCACGAACTCGACCGCGCTGCAGCTCGACGGCTTGCAGGCATCGGTCGACGACGGCACGAACTTCGTGTCTTACGGCGGCATTCTGCGAACGGACATTGCGACCGGCGACAACGCTGGCATCAACTCCTACTACCAGAACTTGACGACGCTGACTCTGGGCGCCGTCCAAACCGCGTATGGATCATCGTGGTTCGGGCGCGAGCACGTCGATCTTATCGTCTCTCCGCAGGCTATTTGGGATACGCTCTGGAATAAGATTCAGCCCCAGCAGCGTTTCCGCGAAGAGTCTTCGGACGTGGCGAAGATCGGCTTCCAGGCGCTGCGCTTCAACAACTCCTCGGTCACGGTCGATCAGCTTTGCCCGACCGGCTTCATGTTCGGACTGAATACCAAGTTCATTCAGTTCTGGATCACGACCATGCCCAAATATCAGTTTGGATTTACGGGATGGAAAGAGGCACAAAACACCGACGATGTAGCTGGTCAGTATCTTTTCGCCGGCAATCTCCTCAATGTGGGTCCGAGATTCATGTTCAAAATTCAGGGCCTTACGGGATGATTTTGAACGACTGAAAGTTGTTTTATTGAGTAAGTTTCCCGAGGCAACTCGGGAGTGTAGCAGCCTCGGGGGAGGCATAAGGCGGCGGGCTGAGAAGCTCGCCGCTTGACTAAAAGTTTAGCCGTGCGGTTTTGGCGGCGGGAGAAAAGACAATGCCATTCGGATTGCCAACAGCGACGCCCACTATTAGGACCGGAAACGTCCGGACGAACTACGATCCCTTCACGCCGGCTGCGTCGGCTGCGACGTTTGTGGCAGTCGGCGGGTTAGCGTACCCTGGTGGCCTTTACCAGCCGCTGGGAACAACGTTCATGGACATTGGCGGTCCGGACAGCGTTTCGGGAACGACGACGCAGTTGCCGGCTGGCCAAGTGGCGATCTACAAGTACGTGCTGTACAAGTCGACCACGAACCCGGCTCTAACGACGGCGCCTGGGCTCGTCTACTACACTGACAACACGGGAACGATTGTCAGCGGCTCGCCGACCGATGGCTATATTGGATCCGTGACCGCTGGCGCGGCCTCCGACACTGCCGGATTCATGATGCTGAACACCACCGACAACGCCAGCGTCACGGCTACGATATTGAACAACGGTGGCAACGGTTCTGGAGTGTGGATCTGCATCGGCGGGTTCCTGAAGGCCGGTGTGTGTTTGACGGCTGGCGTGGCTGGCGACTTCCTGCAGGGCAACACTAAAACGTCCGGTACGGCGTGGTCGGTGATTAGGATTGCCGCTGCGGGCGCGCTCACATGTCAGCGCTTGGTCGGCATTGCTTTGACGACAGCGGCGGCTCTGGGTGGAATCTTCACGCAGGACATGAACGTCACGCTGGGTTCAATCGCTCCGTACTAAACGGCGGTGCACGAAAACGAGTAGGGAGAGAAGACGATGAGTTTTAACCCGACATACGCCGCAGTTGGCGACAACAAGCTCGATGTGTATGGCGCTACCGAAGTTGGGATGTGGACAATCACCTTCGGAGCCGGAGACACGTACGTCACGGGCGGATTGGCGCTGGTGGCGGCAACGTTTGGCTTGTCGAGGCCGATTGCGGGAATGAACGTTATCGCTATCAACACAGCCGCTCTTACGGTGGGCGTTGGAGACAACGTGATCTGGAATTCACAGACGCAAAAACTTCAATTTGAAGGTGTTGGTGGCGGCGGGGTTGGAACCGTGCCAGCTACGGAGTTGAATTCCGGCATCTCGATTGCGAATATGGCACTCACGATTCAGATTATCTGTTTGCGGTAAACTCGGTCCAAGAGTTGGATTCTGACGGCCTGGCCCTTCGAGGTCGGGCCGTTCGGTTTTAGGGGGACAAATTGCCAGTCGTTGCGCCTTCTTATGTGTCGATCGCTGGTCAGGTAAATCAGACCACGCAAGGGCCATCGACGCAGAAGAACTTTAGGCAAATGCAAGGAGAAGTGCTCCAGTGGAATCCCGATGCCCCGCCCCCGCTCGTGCAGTCCTGGCTGAACAACGCTTATCGTCGAATCATCGACCATCGTTTATGGTACGGCTTGCTTACCCGGGGACAGATTTCAGTGCCTACGGTTTACAGCACGGGCACGGCGACGTTCACCTTGGGATCGAATTTGATTCAGGGGATTGGGACGACGTGGACGACGTCGATGGTGGGGATGCAGATTCGGTGCGGGTTTAATACCGGCTACTACAACATCAGCGCGGTGAACCCGACGACGCAAGTCATTACGGTCGATCTGCCGTGGGGGAACCCAACTGCGACGGCTGGCTACCAGTTACTGCAGACCTGGGTAACGTTGGGGCCGAACATCAAGATGGTGCTCGACATGGTAAACCAGCGGCAGGGCTGGCGGCTGGGAGTGAATATTCCTCAGCAGGCGATCAACCAGTGGGATACGTGGAGAACGACGACTGGGTGGACGCAGATGCTTTGCAACAAAGAGCCGAACGCCGCGGGTTGGCCGATGTTCGAGTTATGGCCGGCGCCGACGTTTCAGCAGACGTTCCCGTTTTTGGCTTATGTGCAGCCGCCGGACATGGTGAGCGATGGAGATTTTCCGCTGACGTTCATTCGCTCGGACATTGTCATTCTGGGTGCCATTAAAGATGCGTTGCTGTTTCGAGGGCCGAAGGCGCGGTACTATGATGCGAACGTTGCGCAGCAGAAAGAGAAAGAGTTTGGTGGCGAAGTTTTCAAGATGGCAAACAACGACGATGGCCAATATCAGAAAGACCTAAGCTGGGATTACTCCCGGTGGCCGATGTCGCAGTACGGGGCGAATTTCATGCAGAGTCACGCAGGAGGGCCGCAGGAATGGCCGTAAAGAAAAAGGCAACGAAGTGCGTTTTGTGTGGCGAGACTGGTGGGCGGTTTCGGTACTCGCCGCAGGGGTACTTTCACATCGGGCGATGCGGGTTCCGTGCGGCTGACAGAGTCGCGCCGGGTCAAACGTGGCCGATCGTTACTTCGCATTTGGACCACCCAAGTGTTGTGGCTGAACAGGGTCCGTTGATCATAAATAATCTACGCGAACTTCGACGGTATGAGCAGCAGGCCGGAGTCTCGTCGGAAGTTTTCAACAACGACCACGACTATCAAACCGGGGGGAAGTATTAACGTGGCCAACACTCCAGACATGGGACATGCGTATCGCACCGCGACGAAGTACAACGATTACGATACGGTGCGAAACCTTGGCCGGATGGAGACAGGTGTTGGTCGAGAGGAATCTGGGTACGCTGCGCGCGCGCTGAAAAGCAGGTTCGAACAATCGCGACCGAAGAAGCGATACAAATCTCGCGGTAAAGGCCGCGACTGATTATGGCTCTTGGGAAACACAGGCCGAAGCAGCGTAAGCGGTATGCGCTGAAGGCTCAGATGCACGGTCGGCAGGCACGGCCGCCGAAGCAACGCAAATCAGGGAGGTGATTTCAATGGCACGCAAATCAATCAGGGAAGAAGAAAAGAAAGAGTTGTCCAGGCTGAAGAAGCAGGACAAACGCCACAAGCGGATGAAGAAAGGCCGCAAGGGCCGCAGTTCTGGAAGGGAGTAGGCCATGGCAATTAAAGACAAGCCAGAGCGTGCGAAGTCTCACGGCTTCGAACACATTCCACCGCATCAGGAGAAGTTCGAGCACGGCACGGACGACTGGAATCTCAGGACTCCGGCTTTGCCCACGGGCAGCCCGCACATCAGCACGCAGCGAGGCAATGACGGCGTGCTTGCGCGGGAGAACGACAGAAACGGCAATCCGATGTATGACAGCGATAACAGCCGGTTCATTCACCCGTCGATGACGGATGGGAAGAAAAAGGAATAAGCCATGGCCAAGCGAGTTTTCAAGAAGTACACGATCGTGGCCGGGGGCACGCCGCAGCCGCTGATTGGAACGACGATCTCGGCTGCCACGGGGCCGGGCGGAACCGATCCAAATGGCGACCTGTCGGTAGTCAATGTCGCCGTGACCGACAGTTCGATGTTTCAGGGCGGCGACTGGGCAATCATCGGCTCAGTGGCGAATGGCGACGAAGAGCGGGTGTGGGTGAAGAAAGTCCCTGACGGAACTCACGTCACCGTACAGAAGATGGCGCTGGCGCATGTGAACGGTTCCTACATTCGACTCTCGATCTTCTGCGAGGCCATCTATGTGCAGACGACGGCTGGAAACGCGGCAATTTTTTATCTCGGCACGCAAGGGCTGGTGAAGGCGACCTATGCGAACGTGATTGCGGAACTGATTCCGGTCGCGGCTTCTGCGGTGCAGCCGATTGAGTATACCGATCCGTACTACATCGCAGACTCCGGGGATGTCGGACAGTACTTCGTTGATGGGACGACCGGCGATGGCTGGCTTCCTTCGTTGACGGTTATGTGAGGCTTCATGAAAAGAATTCTGGCAATCGTGTTGTTGTTGGCGGCTCATGCCTTCGCGCAAGGCACGGGCGGGGGACAGAGCGGAACTGGCGGTAGCGGCAGCGGCGTGACCAGCGTCAGCGGAACAGTTAACCAGGTGGATGTAGCGACAGGAACGACTACGCCGGTAGTTTCGCTCGACCTAGCGATCACTCTGCCGGGAAGTCTGACGGTGCCAACTGGTTCAAGCATTCTCGTGAGCGGATCGGGAACGATTGCGGCTACTACCGCAGGCAATATGAGCACGAGCGGGACGGCTTGGCAGGTATGGGGAGAGAACAGCGGTGCCTCTTCCCAAGGTTGGCAGACTCCACCTATCAGTTCGTTTGCCAGCCCAACCGCTTCTGCCACGTTCACTCAGCCAAGCGGCAACACCACAACGTTCAACGGAACGGCTCCGGGGAGTTCGGCTGGTGCAGGCACGGCTGGCACAACCGACTTTGCGGTCACGCAGGCAGCCGGAGGCGCTACCACTGGATCGGCAACGACGGCAGGGGCGGGTGCGGCGGGCACGATTAACTGCGGCGGGGCGGGAGGTAGCGGAGCGGGTGGCACGAATGCGATCGGAGGCGCTGGCGGTAACTGCACGATCTCAGGAGGGACTGGCGGTGCATCAGGGGGCAGCGCCGTAAACTCCAACGGCGGAAACATCGTTTTGTCACCGGGAGCGGCAGGGACGGGTGGTGGCGGAACAGCCGGCGTGGCTGGCACGGTAGTTTTCCCGTTGGGTTCAGTCAGTTCGCCTGCATTCCAGGCAACAGGGTCCGCAGCAAATACAGGGTTTTACTGGTCTAGCACTACCGCCCCTTGCACCCTAAGCGCAGGGAATGTGGTTGATTGCTTCCCAAGTGGCGGAATTATCATTGGGAATGCCAAGAATTACGAATTTTCTCAGACGGCTTCCGGGAGTGGCGCTGCTGGACCAAGCATCGGAGTGGTCGGAAGCAGCACTACGGAGTGGCTCAATACTTCCACGCCGATTATCCTGCCGCAGTGCAAGATCGCGGCGCCGGTGACCCTCTCGACTACCACGACGATCTGCACTTGGACGCTTCCGAACGCAGCGACAACCTTTAGTTACCAATGCCAAGGGACGTACTCGACCACCACGACTGCGATCACGCTTCTGCTTGGAACGCAATTCTCGCAAGCCCCCAGTGCCGGGGCTAATAACGCGATTATCTGGAGTGCGGCCAGTCTGCAAACGTTCGGTACGGCTACTAATACCGGAACAACGGCTGTCCCAACGATGACCGGAGCGGCGGTATCCAGCGGCACTAATATTCCGTGGTATGCGTCGGGAACGTTTACGAGTAGCGCGACGAGCGGAACCTTTGTGATTTATGGCACTGCGTCCACGGCCACTGATGTGACGATCGCTACAGGTTCGAGTTGCAATCTATTCTAGCCATGAAGAAATTTCTTCTCGCTATCGGGATTCTGTTGACAGCCGCTCTCTGTCATGCACAGAGCACGCAGAGTTACAACGGCTGGTGCCAGCAGGGAAACCAGCCAGTCGTCCTTCAAGGACTGAACGGCACTACGGCCTGCGTGTTGGGATCAGCTATAGGTGTCATCGTGGATAACTCGGGAACGATTAACCAGATGTCTGGAGCAACAACTGCGGGCATTGCCATGAGCACAACGCTGGCGCTGGTGCAGTTACATATCAGTCAATAAGGCCGTGAGGAATCTCGCCAAACTCGCGCTCGTAGCCGTGGTCTTGAGTCCAATAGTTGGACTGGCTCAGGGTGTCCGTTATCCCAACACGGTTTTCTCCCAAGGCGGATTTCCGGATGCTCAAGTGACGGTTTGCACGGAACCGGCTACCGATCTTCCCGGCGGAGGGTGTACGCCGCCGGCTACGGTGTATCAGGATCCAGCGCTGACAATTCCGATCGAGCAGCCGTTTTCGACAGACGCGAATGGCAACTTTGCTTTCTTTGCCGCGTCGTCGACCGTGGGCGTTCCGGCAACTCAGTACCATGCTCAGATTCAGGGCATCGGGCTCACGCCATACGACATCCCGTACATCTTCATCCCCGGTGGCGGCGGCAGTGCTGGAACCCCGCCAGGCGGATTGAACGGCCAGCTCCAGTACAACATTTCAGGGACATCGTTTGGCGGTCTACCGTGCCTGTGGACGGGATCACCAACGAATTCTCTGGTCTGCAATCCTGTGACGCTGACAGTTTCTGGCGGGCTTGGCATTGGACCAACAACTCCAGCGGCTTGCGGAAGCGCGCAGGATTGCATTGCGTTCTTTCAGAATGCAGTAGCTGGAAATCCGACCGCTGGCGAGAACTATTTCTACGCGACCTCGACCGGGTGGAACTGTGACATCAATGCCGGCTCCGAGTTTCCTTGCGTGAGCAATGGAATGCCGGTGCTCAACGTCAAGGCTTTGGGAGCAACTGCCGCGGGCTATCCAACTGATGATCGAACTACAATCCAAGGCATTATCAACTCTTGTCCGCAGGTGGGAACCTATAAGGGCTGCATCGTCTTCTTCCCGGCTGGCAACTATTATGTATCGAGTCCCGGCCTGACGAATGGCGCAGGGAGTACCTACCACGGGGTTCGTCTGGTCGGAGACGGCACGGCCGGGAGAAGTGGCTCGACATCTACCATCGAAACCAACGGCACCGGGTATTACGCATTTAGCGCTGGGGTTCCCACGGCAGGAAACGCCTACGGTTTACAGATCGACCAACTCGGATTTACGGACGAATCGAGCACAGGCCAAGGCGCGATCTACGTGGCGGGGATGACGGACGGCGCGTTTACCAACCTCGTCTGCAATAATTTCTATGTTGGCGTTTGCATCACAGCCGATGGTGGAGTCGGCGTCGATCAGTACCAGAACCTGACCAACATCTACACATGGCACACAAGGACACGCCTTCAGACCGTCCACCGTACGGCCTCGATCACGGTTTTCGGCGGCGAGGGGAACTGCCAAAACTCGGCCTCGACGGACGTAATCCCGAACTCCTATGATCTGGACATCGGCTACACGCGACAAGTCTCTGGCGCGGGCACCGTAAACACCGTTGGGACAGCGATTACAATCGCTTCGTTCACCAGCGGGTTTGGTTCTCTGACTCAGGATTACGTGAATGCGCCGATTGTAATCAACGGAGTTACTTACACTATCCTCGCGGTGACCGGCGCCAGCACGGCAACGCTGACTGCAACCGCTGGCACTCAGACCGGGGTTGCGTGGAGCATTACCGGACAGGGCGGAACTGGTGAGTACGCAATCACGAGCGCGAGCCAGAACTGCCAAGTGGGAAGGGCGATATTTAATGCTGGTGGGATGAAGTTTCAGGGCGACAAGGCCAGTGAGCAGACGATCCTTTATCGACCGACTGGATCATTCGGCGTGATTGTGGCTGGCGATAGCCCGACTCTTACAAACAACAACACCTTCATCGGTGAACAGGTCACGGCCTCTGGAACCGGTATATGGATTGGAAAGAACGCGCAGAACACATCCATCATCAGTCAGACTGGCGATGGCACAAACGGCATGGACCTTGCAATCGACGCGACGGCCTTTACGACGACGCACCTTGATCCAACCTTTCGCTATTCGGGGTGGACTACCAATCTAGCCACGATTTCGCGCAGCGGCAACCTAGTCACGGCGACCACGACGCCGAACTTGCTGACGAACAACCCCGGCAATCTAAGCATCATTCCAGGGGCGTTGGTTACTGTCTATGGAGTCACCGGGGGCACTACCAGCTTTAATGGTACGTTTGCGACTACCGCGCTTACGGGAGTTTCTTGCAACGACACAACCGATGTGTGCACGCTGACATGGGCGCAGACCGGCGCCAATGAATCTGGCTCCATTAACACCACGGCTTGCGTGGGCGGTTCTGGTGGTTCGTGCATCGCGGCGCTTTCGTCCATTCTGTCGACCAGCACGGGGCTCGGCGTGTTGGAGCAAACAGGAGCCAGTGTTGTGACCGATGTTGTCCTGCAGCAGATGCGCGTGCCGCCACAGCAGATTATGCCCCTTACCACGATCGCCGGCACAGCACGCTACTTCTACGATGGATCGTTTTGGGACATCATCTACGGGAACCCCGGCTATGGGGTTCTTCACTTGTCGGATGGCCCTCTGGTCGGAAATGGAAATAATTCATCTCAGTACTACCAGCCGCAGCCAACCCAAACCAATAGCGAAGTGGCATGCACCACGGCAGTGAGTGTATCCACGCAGGCCAATGTCTGCCAAAGCAGCGACGACAAGGGCTATCAGGGGTTTAGCGCTCCGAACGGCACTACTGTGTGTCTTCCCGCGCTGCCTGATCCCGGTTTCCCTCCTGGTTTCTCGGTTACCTTGGCCTATGTCCCCGGATCAGGAAATAACTTCCTTGCCTTGGTCCCCCCTGGGCAAGCGAGCCCATACGGGGCTATCACTTGTCCCGGGGCGACTGGCACTACTTACATGGGGTCGACAGCCGTGGTTAAGATTTGGCCGCAGCAGTCATTGAAGATCAGGACGAACCCCATCGGAACCGAATGGCTTGGGGAGTCGGGTAATCAAACTTACGTGCCGCCTCTGACGACGGTACTTCCCTTCGAGCACTGTACCCCCGACACTTCTGGGTTTGTGTCGCTCACGACGCCGATCACTTTTACCAACTGGTTCGCAACCGCATGGGAGTTCCAGCCAAGCCACACCTACGGCATGTTCTGCGATGTGATGATCCCGACTACACTGACGCCGGGATCCACGGCGCAAGTCCTACTTTACATCGCGGCCAACGATGCGACCGCTGGCCATACAGCCAATTTCCAGAGTTCAGATGTGGCGGTGGCGGCGACAAGCGGAAACTTGCAAGTGGGAACACTCACATCGTCCAGCGCGCTGCCGTACACGACAACCTCGACGGCCTACCAGCAAGTGTTACTCACATTTGCTGTAAACTCCTCTCTGTCGGCGGGGCAGAAGTTGATTGTCAAGATCGGTACTTCGGGCACCGGAACCCCGCCCGCTGCTAACATGATCGTGTACCCGTACCTGCAACTCAGCCAGAACTTCTAATGCGACTGCTCCTCAGACTCGCGCTGCTGCTGGCTCTCGCCATCCCCGCATCGGCGGCAACGTACTACGTGTCCGCAGCCGGAGCCGATACGAACGCTGGCACGGCTACCACGACCTCATGGCTGCACGCGCCGGGAATGCCGAACTGCTCCAACACTTGCGCCTCGACCACGATCTATGCCGGAGATTCGGTAATCCTGCGTGGCGGCGACACGTGGCACGCGAACGTCAACACCGCCGTCTATATGGGCGGCAACTGGCACTTCACCACGGCTGGAAGTTCCGGGAGCCCGATCTATATCGGCGTGAGCAAGACGTGGTTCACAGGGACCGTGTGGACGCAGCCGGTCATCACGGGCGACAATCCGGTGTTCAACGGCACCAGCTTTCCGGCGTCCTGCACCTACGATTACGGAACTCCGACGCAAAAGTTCCTGATCCAGATTAGCCAGTACAATACTTTCGACAACATCGCATACCTTGGAGACTGCTGGAGTGGCAGCGCGAGCGGCTTCCCCGGTCAGCTCTACGCCCCCGGCAATGACACCCTGACGAATCTCTACTGCCACGGCTGGACGCTGACCTCAACCTCCTCGGATGCCGTTCCCTGCATCGCCTCGCAAGGCTCGAATAACATCATCGAGTACAACGTGTTCGACGGCAGCGATGCGCCGAACGGAGCAGCAGGAAGCGCGATCTGCACGAACTCTCCGGCCGGCGTGGGATGCACGACTGGCATAGGTATTTACGACGCGGGCTCGGTTGTCGCATTCAACGTCTTTCATCAAATCCGCGTAGGCGGCGTGCTGGTGGACAGCGAACTGGTCCACGACAACACCTTTGAGTACATGGCCCCGGCCCCGATCAGTTCGATGGGCGTCCAGCACGACGACGCGATCATGTACTACCACGGGGGAACGTCGGCCTCGGGCGTGACTGAGTATCTTTACAACAACGTCGTGCGGCACAACTGGATCAACGAGCAGTTTTATATCCCGGTCAGCGGTGGCTCGACCGCCTACGTTTTCAACAACGTTTTCTATGACAACCACAATGCCGCTGTCGGCAACTGCATCCAGCTCAACGCGCAAAGTTCCGGCACTCAGACGCTTTATCTCTATAACAACACTATCGACCAGGACACCGACAATTCCAGCGGCAACACAAACGGCTGTACGATCACCTTTTACGGCACGACAGGCGGTAACTCCTTTGGCATCCCGTGGACCGGGCCAGTTTACACCGCGAACAACCACCTGATCGGGTTGAGCGCGATAGCGTCACTGTTCGGCAGCAACTCCGGCGCAACCTACACAGTCAATCAGAACGGCGGCGATCTCTTGCAGCCTACCGCGACGGCCCGTTCCCAAGGCTATGTGCAAGCGACCAATGACGCCCCTGTAAACAGCACTGGTTCGACAGTTGGAGCCGGGATTAACGCTTCCTCGCTCGCGTCCACGTTCTCCTCCGACCTTGCGCTCGATATGAGCACTCCGCTAGGGCCGGTGCTCGCGGCTGGCTATGGCGGGTACTTCGCGCAGTACCCCCAGATTGCGATGGTCGCCCGTACCGGCGTGCACTCTGGCGCGTGGGACTCGGGCGCGTACAAGTGGCTCGTCATCCCGGCGGTCCTGCCGTGCCAGACCGGGTATAGCTGTTTAACAACCTCGACCTCGAACCCCGGCCTAGCGCCTGCTCCCTTCGCTGGCACCACGGGTGTGAACCAGACGGCCTACGATCCCACCTACAACCAGCTTGGCCTTGGCTGCTACACACGAGCCACAGACTCGACCACGTTCGGCGGGAAGTCGGTTGGAAATAACACCTACTCCGGTGGCGACAACGATATCATGTGGAGTAAGAACTCCGACTTCGTAGGGACGACGGAGGGCGGATTCATCTTCATCCTGAATCTGAACGTCAGCGGGAATTGCGCGCAAGTCTTGAACACGGGCAACATCACCGGCGCGGGCGGAATCAGCGGCCCAGGCCCGTTCGGGTTCTCGAAGGTGCAAGACAATCTGTACTGGAACCTGGTCAACGATACCCAGATTCAGAGCAACGTCATCACCATTCCCTACAACAAGACGGTGACGCAGACGGTCATCGCGGACGTGGCGAACGGAACAACGTGCCCCGGCCTTCCCTTTCCCTTTACCCCGACGTGGAGCGGCATTCTCGGCATCAAGAACGACGATACGCGCTTCGCGATCCTCCTGAGTAACACCGGCGGTCAAGGCACGGGAGTCTGGTCGGTGGTCTACGACCGGACACTCGGGTGCGCAGTAGAGAACACCAGCACCGGCTCCTATTGGGCATTCTGCACATCAAGTTGCACGCCCTCAACACCCGCGACCGGGACGCTATCGACCACGGGCAATTCCTGCTGGGGCGGCGCGATCCACGACGGCCAATTCTCCGGGGACGGTAACTCGGTGGTCATCAGCGAGAACCAAGGCACGGCATGGACGCAAGGGGCGTGCGCTGGGGTGAGCACAGGCACGCAATTCTCGATCTGGACACCGGGAACGGCGACAACAGCATGGTGCGGCACGAATACGTCTGGCGGCGGCGGCCTGTATTGCGGAGGGCACGATTCGGTTGGAACCAGCAAGATCATCACCTCCGAATCGTCCTCGGTTGCCGCGACCCGCTTGCTGTCGAATGTGACTTCCTACACCCAGTACGCGACCGGCCCACTGTGGTCCGCGCACGGGTACTGGCCACAACCCGACCAAGCAGACGACTACCCCTATGTGCAGACGGCTTACGGCCTTCTGGCCACAGGGCAGGACTCAGGGTGCGGGAACCCGAATCTCTGCCCCATCGCGGGTGGCAACGCCATCTTCGTAGACTATCCCGGCAACCCCAGCGCTTATCCTCCCGGCCAGGCGCGCACTTATGCTGGGCACACATTTAGCTGCAACACTACGGCTGATCCGACTTACGCGACCTGTCCGCAGGGTTTAGGAGATTTCGGCTTCGGCGGTCAGTACAGCATCATGTCAGTGTCGCAGGATGGGCAGTGGGCGATGATGGCGAGCGGGATGCTGCTGGGGCTCGGCATCGACTCGACGGGAAACTCCCGCGTGGACGACTTCATCGTGCATCTTGGGTCACCGCTGTCCACCTTCCCTCACGTTCTGACCGCCGTGCAGCCGCCGACGAGCCCAACGCAGACTAACTATACGGCCTATCAAGCGGTGCTCGCGCAGAACTCACCGCTACTGCCGATGCAAACTGTCATCGCAGGAGCCGGGAATTCGCAAGCCGCGCCAATTCCTCTCTATATTGACTCGGATACGGGTACGGGTGCCTGCTCAGTCACGCCTGTGTTCACGACGCTCGACGCGGTAATTGCAGGCTTCTCGGGAATCACTAGCATTATCATCGCCCCGGTGCTAGAAGGTGGGCAGAACGGCTCTACTTCCAAGTGTGTATGGTCTCAGGCATGGGCGAACGCCTCAGCGCTGACGTGGGCTGCAAGCACGCACTATCTCCCCGGCGAATATATTTGCATTGGCGCGGCCTGCACGAATCCCACGCCGAGCGGCAAGTATTGGCAGATTCAGACCGGCTGCTACCCCGGCACAGGATACGACAATACATGCGTCTCCAGCGGCACGATCCCATCGTTCCCAGCCTGTATCACAGGTTGCACTCCTGGCACCACAACCGTCGCAGACGGTGCTGGCCCAACAGCGTTCAACTGGGTCTATGAGGGCTCCGCTGCGCCGTTGCAGGACTCCGCGTGCAACTTTAGCTATAAGTGCGGTAGTTCTACGACGAACTGCTGGCTGGCCAACGGTTCCGCTGACATCATCATCAACTCAGGCTCCCTTGGCCCATGCACGCTGAACGAGCTGTGGCAATCCCTCCCCATCCCCTCCGAGTTGCCGATCCGCAACTGGTACAACCAGATCATCGCGGCGGTGATCGCGCACTACAACGGGAACCCGAAGGTCGGATACATCCGGTTCGGCGGCGTGGCTGGAGGAGAACTAGGCCCGTTGAAGAGTTCCGAATGGCCGTGGTACGGCTCGACCACCGGCCAGAACCGGGCGCAGTTCCTGTCATGGGTGAACAAGTTTGACGCCGGGATCATGGGAAACTCGCCCACGGTTCCCATCTACTCGAACTTCAACGTCGCAGGACCGGGCTTCACCGACCCCCTGTACGCGGATCAGGAAGCCTTGCTCGCGGTGCAATACAACTTCAACGGTCTCGACACCAACGGCGCTCAACTCTACGACGTACTCAACCTGCTCGGAACCGGCGTACAGAACTGTGCCTTCCCGCTCGTTCTGGGAACGGAATGCACCACGAGCGACTGGGCTCCGATCTTCGCAACTTACAGCACCAATTCAGCCGGCAATCCCATGCACCACGTACTCCAGAGCGCCACGGGCTCAAACCCGCTTGATTGCACGTCTCCGTTAGTCGAGGGGCCGATGGGAGCGCTGCCGCCTGGGTCAACCTATTGTGCTGCTGGCTATCCTGGGATGCTGCCGTTCCTGAACACGTTCGCCACGGTCGGAGTCGGAAGTCCGTCACAGAAGGTATCCGTGGACACGTATGAGTTGTACACGAACGCCTCGGCCGGAACGACTCCCACGCAAGAGGCCAG